AGACTTTATAGAAGCTTGTGGTGATGCTAAGGCGTTCTGTAGAGGGAATATTTTAAAGTACGCTTCAAGATATGATAAAAAGGGCACACCTAGAAAAGACATATTAAAAATAATACATTATGCAATGTTACTGTTGCATTTTAACGATAAGGAGGAAACAGATGGCAAAAGTTAGTGGACACTTAGGATTTACATTTAGGGTAGGAGCAATAGACCTAAACCAATATGGTAGAGTCGATTTGAATATAGACCAAATTGACACAGAACTACCTATAGAACCTCAAATAGAAGACGCTAAAAAAGTAGCTGACGTTGTTTGGGATGTTCTAAAAGAGAAGATAGACGCTAAGATTGAGGACATATTAGATGAGGGAAAATAGAGAATCAATTAGAGCATCTGTTTTAGAATCAATACTAGGAGAAAGAGAAAGACAAGACCACTTGTGGGGAGAACAAAACCACGATGACTCTTGGTGGAATATCCTAGCTACGGAAAAGAATGGAGATATTGCGGAAGAAATTTTTTCTCAAAGTGATACTAAATTATTTATAGAACTAGTTCAAACAGCTGCTACCTACTTTGCGTGGGCGGAGTGTGTTAGACGGAGGGTTATGGATGGAAAATAACGCTGAAGAAGCAATACAAAAATTATTAAAAAACAAAAAACTGAACTTCCAAACAGGAGACAGTGATACATTTACAACTAATAGAATACCTTTTAACATACCAGCGTTAGATAAATTGACTGGTGGGGGTATCCCGTTTAAAAAGATGACTCTGATATACGGTCCTACTAATGTAGGAAAGTCTTATCTAGCATCTCAAATAGTTGTAAATGCTCAGAAAATGGGTGGTAAAGCGGTGTGGATTGACACTGAACTGTCCTATGATAAAGATTGGATGGCTACGTGTGGAGTAGATGCTAAAAAAATATTAGTATCACAGCCAACTACGGGTGAAGAAGCTATGGAGCATGTTAGAGAAGCTATGATAGCAGGATTTGAGGTTATTGTGTTGGATAGTATTGCGGGGTTAGTACCAGCAAATGTATCTGCAGAAGATTTTGGATTTAGTCCGATGGCTTGGCAAGCACGATTCGTAAATAGTTCATTCCCTAAACTATTCCCACACCTACAAAATGGGTCAGCTTTTGTGGCTATAAACCAAGTTCGTGCTAGTATGGGACCTGTAGCATTAGATAATATGCCCGCAGGACAGGGGCAAGTATTCTTTGCCCATTCTATTATGCAAGTCCAACGTAAAGGTTGGATAGAAGAGAAAGAACAAAAAGTCGGATTCAACATGAACATTAGGCTAAGAAAAACTAAGACTGGTGGAGAGAATTGGGATTCAGCGATTGTACCCTTTAGGGTAGAAGGTGGTATTGATGTGCTAGAAACATTTATTAGGGATGGCATTGAAGCCAAACTAATAACACAGGCAGGAGCGTGGTATACTTATGGGGACGTAAAAGCTATGGGTATGAACGGATTAAAAGCAAAGTTTGTTGAAGATGAAAAATTGTTTGAGAAACTAAAAGATGAACTTACCCCCTAGAGACCACACTCCACAAGAAGAGATTATAGCTCAATGGTTATCTAAGTTTGGATTAAGTTATGAGCCACAAGCTTATTATCACCCATATATAGTAGATTTTTACATACCAGAAATAAAAACAGTTGTAGAAGCTGATGGAGTATATGGGCATTTGGGTAAAAGAGACAGGAAACGAGATTCAGAGCTTTTAGCCCTAGATGACATAGATTACATTATTCATATAAAAGAAAAAACGAACGAAAAAATAAAAGACCAACTTTGGTTGGAACTCAATAATTTAGATAAAGGTGTAGAATGATACAGAAAAGAAAAGCCGCATCAGCTCACAGACAAGATGTATGGCTCAAAGACTTAATAGATGAACACCTAGAGGGGACAATGACTTCTAGAGGAGAACAGGTGTTTTACCCATCTGTAATAAGTAACCCTTGTGATAGATATGTATGGCTATGTTACAATGGACGTATGGTAGACAGACCTTTACCAGCAGTTTTGGAGAGGATTTTTCAGAATGGTAGTTTTTTAGAAGAACGAGTTGGGAAGTGGTTTTCTGAAATGGGAATACTGATTGACAGAGAGGTTTCTGTAAAGTATCAAATCCCTGCGATTTCAGGTAGGATAGACTTTCTGATTAGGCATGCTAATTATGGAGTAATACCCATTGAGTTGAAGTCCATAAATACATCAAAGTTTGATACATTACGAAAACCATTACCAGAACACAACATTCAAATTCAAATGTATCTTAATATGGGGGAATATGAAAAGGGAACTGTGCTGTATGAAAACAAAAACAACCAGAAAATAAAGGCTTTTTTAGTAGACAGAGACCCGGAACATTGGGCGGATATATTAGAGAGGTGTTTTAAGATAAAAGACATGTTGACAATGCCTGAAAAATGTACAGGACCTAGATATTGTGACTGTCGACTAGTGGAGGAAGGATTGTTATAATGGAAGAGCGAGAGACAAAATGGACCCCTATGAAAGCATTAGGGAGGGTGTCTAAGAGAATTGACGCATTGGGTATACCTATATTTGACCCAAAACTACCAGAGTATGAAGGATTAGATTTTTCTGATTTATCAAAAGCTTCGGATAAAGACCTAGAAAGGTTCCTAACTATGTATGGGGGATACAATGCTTTTCTACAAACGAAAGTAGCTGACATTGAAGCCACTGTAGGTGCTTTAGAAGCATCATTTAATGAAGGTTACAGTAAAGCTTCGTTTAGACTATCCCAAGAGCATGAAAAAGCGGGGCGTAAAAAAGCTACTAAAGATGAATTGAAGGGTGAAATTATGGAAAAGTATGATGCCTTAGTTCAACTAAGAAGAGATATTATAGAACAAGCAGCTGAATTGAAAAGACTTAGGGGGTTGTTAGAAACATATAAAGAAGCTTACGGAACGGTAAGTAGGGTAGTCACAATAAGAACTACGGACACATACTAATGGCAAACTATTTAGGGTTAGACACATCAAGTAAGGCTATACATGGGGCAGTCGTAGACGATACAGAAGCCCTTGTGGGGTTATACAAGTGGTCTAGTGATAAGAAATTATCCGCTGCAAGATTCCCTGAAATTGTGGTAGATTTTTCGGAAGAAATGAGTAAAATAAATATAACAGATAAAGCAGCTGTAGAGGCTGCAATCTTCGTACAAAACCGAAGGTCTTTGATTTCTTTAGCTAATATAATAGGAGCAGTATGGGCAGTACTTGTTTTAAATAACATTGATACAGCACTTATACATCACGCTGAATGGAAAAAAGAAATCTTAGGTAAAGGAAGTTTAAAGAAAGATGCAATCATGAAGTTTGCAATAGAAAAGTGGGGAGATAGATTCCCCGAACAAGATTACGCTGATGCAGCATGTATAGCGTTATGGAATAAGAGGAGGTTCTAGTATGATAGGTGCAGGTGGATTAAGTAAAGTAGTAAGAGGATTTCAAATGTTCTTTCCGGGTAAGAAGGAAGAACCTAAAAGGGAATATAAAGATAAGTTCCCCAAGAAACTCCCAACTATAGAAGATGTAAAAAAAGAGTATGGTGCTGTTGTTTGGTGTAAGTTTGCTAAATGTGGTAGTAACCAACAAGTAAAAAATTTACAAAGAACTACAGGAACTCTTTTAAAGCGTACTAATTACACCCCAATAGCAGAACAAGAACACATTTGGGCTGGGATATGTACTAGGGGTGAAATAGGAATGCAATTTAATGAAATAAAATTACCACATGGTTCAAAAGTAAAGGTTCCAAGTTGTTACACAGCACACACAGATAAAACAGGCTACTGGGATTTCTCTCAATTCCTAAATTCAGATGGAAGTCCATTAGGTGGGAACATAGATTCTCAACATGTATCTGATGATGGATACGGAGCCCTTGATAGCAACAGTATATACGATTAATTATGCCTAAACATATACCAGAAGAAACAAAACTAAAAGCAATGAGAATGTACCTCCAAGGTGATAAATCAGCTAAACAAATAGCTGAGGAACTTTCGATAAATGGTGTGGTGGTAAGTCCACCTACTATCTACGCATGGGCTAAGAAAGAAAGTTGGGGAGACCAAAAAGCCGTAGCTATTGCAGACCAGCAACAAAAAATTGCTGAGTCAGAGGGGCAACGATTTGCTCGACTGCAAGCAGCACAGTTAGATAGTTATTCTCAGATAGCAGGGCAAGCATCAGAAGACCTAAAGGGATTGCAGTTTGACCGTGCCTTAGATGCGGCACGAGCAGCTGACATAGGGATAAAAGGACAGAGAGAAGTTCTGCAAGGGATGATAAACATGGAATTTGTTCAAGATATCATGAGTGTTTTGATTGAAGAAATTTCCGATAATGAAACCCTACAAAGAATCGGGATAAAATTAAAAGCTATTGAACAAAAACATAGGGACATATAAAAATGCCTAAAGATAATGTAAGTGTGGAGAGTGCTTTTGATTTGCTCTCTAAAGGTCTTATGGACCAGCAAAAATATGATGTAGGGTCGTTCAAAGAGTTTGTTCAGAATATTTGGTGCTTGTCTTATGATAACCCAGAATATTTTAAAGCTTGGCATGTGGGGGTATTGGCGGATGATATACAAGAATGTGTAGAGACAGGTATGAATTACGTAGGAGTGCTCCCCAGAGGACACTTCAAGTCGACTATTCTAGGGCATGCTTTTAGTGTATGGAGACTATTAACTGCTCCTAGAGATATGTCTATCCTGTATCTTTCTTATAGTGATGGCATGGCTAAATATCATATTGCTGAGATAAATAAAGTTATTGCTAGGAATCCAGTTATTACAGAAATGTTGGTAAACAGGAACCCAAAAGCAGATTACTCTGCTAGATTTTATAAGAACAATCAACCTATGGAAATAATGCATGGTGGGTTGTTTTCTTTCAAACGAGGTATGCACGTGAATGGTGCTTTGATTGCAGATGACGTTTTGAGAGACCCAGAGAACCCTTTAAACATGGGTCAAATTACTAAGGTGGAAGACCACTTTATGACAGAAAGCTTGTTCATCCCATTAAAAGGAGTCCCTGTAATTGTTGTGGGAACTCCTATGATGCCGGGGGACCTGTTATCTAAACTACAAGAAGACTCTAGATTCAAATCAAGGGTTCTTCCCGCACTAGACCCACTTCCGGGACGAAGGGTGTTGATGCCAGAGCTATATACAGAAGACTATTTGTTAGCTCAACAAAAGGCTAGACCTAAATCATTTGCGTCTGAGTTTATGTTAGTCCCTCACTTTGCTACAGAGTCTTATTTTGATTCTGAAGATATTGAAAAATGTGAGGATGCTACATTAAGGTCCGTCCCAGCCACTAAAAAATATAAGGACTGGGAAACTGGAGACCAAATTTTTGGGGGTTTTGATGTAGGGAAGAAAAAACACCCCTCCCACTTAGTTATTTTTAGAAAACGTGGGGAATATATAGAACAAATACATCATTCTTTTTTAGATGGTTGGAGTTATTCAGACCAAATAGAATATTTAAATGAGGTTGCAGATAATTTTGACTTAACTTCAGGATACATAGATAACACACGTGGAGAATTAGAAGACAGAGGCTTAGATGCTAGATGGAGAGGAATGCATTTTTCTCAAAAAAGCAAAAATACTATGGCTTCAGTCTTTGAAAATTTTGTTCATGGTGGTAAAATAAAGTTAATCAAAGACGAAAGACAGAAGCAGCAGATACTGTCTGTAAGTAATGAATTGAAAGCACCCGACACACCTCTAGGACATGGGGATGCCTTTTTCTCAATTGCAATGGCTTTACAGGCGGTTCATGACACAGCATATAAGTTTGTAGATTTGGGAAGTGCAGCGGATTGGTTTAATGCAATCAGTCCCGGTGAGACCCCTGAGAGTAGGCAAAAACAACGTGATGAACAAACTGGTTTAGTCCAGAGTGAAAACAAAGCCCATCCACTACAAATGGAGCCGGTTAATGAAGTTGAACGAGCTAACAGTGCTCCTAACCCACAGTGTAAGGAAACTGTGTGTAATGCCAATTTCTGGGTCCCTGAGAGGGGGTTGTGTTTATACTGTGGTCATCGGCAATAAAAAGAAAATATGAGGAGAAATAAAAATGACATTAGAAGATAAAATTAAGACCCAAACAGAGAACAAAGCAGTAATTACCGACCAAGCAGAAGTGATATTAAATCACAGATATTTATTGAAAGATGGTTCTAATAATGTTATAGAAACTCCAGCTGAAATGTTTACCAGAGTAGCTAAATCAGTAGCTTCAATTGATAAACAGTATATGAAACTGGACGTTGAATCTGCTCTTACGGAAGCTGATTTTTTTAATATGATGAGCAGCCTTGAGTTTCTACCTAATTCTCCAACATTGATGAACGCAGGGACTGAACAAGGTACTTTATCAGCGTGCTTCGTATTACCTTTAGAGGATAGTATGGAAGGTATAATGAAAGCAGCAACAGACAGTGCTATGGTTCAGAAATTTGGTGGTGGCACTGGGTTCGCTTTGTCTAAACTACGACCTAGAGGAGACGCAATAAAATCAACACATGGTATTGCCTGTGGTCCAATAGAAGTACTAAAGACACTATCTAGAGTTTCATCTATGATAACCCAAGGTGGTAAGAGAGATGGAGCTAATATGGCAGTAATGTCCATATATCATCCAGACATATTAGATTTTATTGACTGTAAAAAGGTTGAGGGTGAGATACATAACTTTAATATTTCAGTAGGGGTAGACTCGAACTTTATGAAAGCCGTAGAGAACAACATGGATTACAATCTAATAAATCCTAAAACTAACGAGGTTACTGGGGCATTGAATGCCAGAGAAGTATTCACTAAAATAGTTGAGGGGGCTTGGAATAATGGAGAGCCCGGTATGATTTTCTTAGACCAAGTAAACAAAGACAATCACGTAAAGGAACAATATGGTGACATGATTGCTACTAATCCTTGTGGAGAACAACCACTACTAGGGAACGAGTCCTGTAATCTTGGTTCTATAAACTTAGCAAAATTTTACCAAAGGTCCGATGGACCTACTCATGGTTGGGATGAAAAAATTAACTGGAACCGTTTAGAAGAAGTAACAAGAACATCTGTACACTTTTTAGATAACGTTATAGATGCAAACAAATATGCTACTCCAGAAATAGAAGAGATGACTAAATCTACTAGAAAAATAGGTTTGGGTGTTATGGGGTTTGCTGACTTACTAATACAAATGCACGTACCATATAATTCTAAACTAGCTAGAGAAGTAGGGGAAAAGGTAATGGCTAAAATTAGAGAATGGTCAGATGATGAGTCAATAGAACTAGCTAAGGTTAGAGGAACTTTCCCAGCATGGGATAATAGTAACTACGATAAGGATACAGAAGCTTATAGGAATCACTGTAGATTAACAGTTGCTCCTACAGGCACAATATCAATGATAGCTGACACATCTAGTGGTATAGAACCTACGTTTGCGTTAGCTTGGAAAAAACAAAATATACTAGAAGGCAAAACTCTGAATTACGTAAATAAATACTTCGAGGCAGATGCTAAAAAACATGGGTTTTATTCTGAAGATTTGATGGATTATTTGGCTGAGGGAGGGTCACTAGAAACTGTTCCAGAAGTACCGGAGTGGGCTAAGGCAGTTTATGCTACTGCTCCTACTATTTCGCCACAGGACCACGTCCTAATGCAATCTGCTTTTCAAGAAGCCGTAGATTCAGGTATATCTAAGACAATAAATTTCGCAAACAGTGCGACTAAAGAAGATGTTGAAAACGCATATATGTTAGCATGGAAAGAAGGATGTAAGGGAATTACTGTTTATAGGGCGGGAAGCCGAGAAAAAGAAGTGTTAGTAAAAGGGAATAAAAAAGATTCTTCCCAATTACCATTAGATGGTTTTGATATAGAAGAACAAGCTATAGATAAGCGAGAGAACTACCGGGTTCCGCAGCATAATTGTTGTGACACCCCAAACGTAGTTTTCGAGTCTGGCTGTGAAACATGTAAGTCTTGTGGGTATAGTGTTTGTCTTATTGCATAAGGAGACATAATGGATAATAACCAACGTAAAGAATTTGACAATACCTTTTATAACCATCAAGAAGAGATGAAAGGTATAACCAGTATCTTAGATAGCCAAGAAGAATTGAAATCTAAGATACTGCTTCTAACTGAAAAAGTAGACAAGTTGACTCTGTTGTACACAGATTTAGCAGAGAAATACGTACATGAAAACAATCAACTACGTCAAGAACTGTCAGGTAGAAGATAAATACAAAAAATATAGTATAATATAAAGACAGGAAAGTTTTAGGAGAAGTTTATGGTATTAGGTAATATGATGAGTGAAGGC